AAAGAAATCGGAGTTCTGTATGAAGTTTTGAAGGTATCAGAAATAAGGCAAAAGTCCTATTGATTTTTGCATAAGAAAAAAGTAAAATAAATGACGTATCTGATACGTCATTTTATATATAGGGGATTGGTCAAATGGTATGATAGGGGTCTCCAAAACCTTTGGTGGGAGTTCGATTCTCTCATCCCCTGCTCTTAAAACACCGAGTTTACGGTGTTTTTTTTATGTCGTGTTGCATTTCGTGTTGCATACTATCAAAATAATTAATTGCTATATTCCCCATTTTCTTTTCAGATTCCTCAAAAGTATGTCTGTACACATCTTTCAATACTCTATCATCTCCCCATCCGCCAGCCTGCATGATATAAGCATCAGGTATTCCAAGCGCATGTTGTATGCTTGCAGAGTAGTGACGTAAATCGTGGAAGCGGAAATGCTCGATACCTGCATTATTTAGCACATGCTCAAAACGTGATGTAATAATGTTTGGAGTCATATTTACACCATCGTTCGGCAATGCCATGAATGCATCAACAACAAACTGTGGAACAGGAACAAAACGATCACCTGCATAAGATTTCGGTGCTTTCACGATCCATTTATTATCAGGCGACAGAACCATCGTTTTATTTACATGGATAACATTATTTTTAAAGTCTGACTTTTTTAATGCTGATATTTCTCCGCGACGCATCATACCGAACGCGCCCAAGTATATAGGGACTTCCATTTCTGTTCCACTGGCTGCACTTATTAAAGCCTTGATGTCGCTTTCTGATGGAATGCTTCTCTCAATGCGTTTCTTTTTTGGAAGAGTAGTATTCAAAATAATATCCGGGTTGTATCGTTTTAAAACCGCTGTAATAAGACCATGCCGGTCCCTTACGGTTTTTGGAGACAGTGATCCAGAGATAGAATTTATATATTGCTGAATGATTTTTTTATTAATATCCCTTATTTTGTAATCATCGAGCATGGAAAATTCTTTTTGCATACTTCTGTATTTCCTGATTGATGCCGGAGATAGAATTTGAGAACGCTCAACGATATATGCATCCACAGCTTCCCGGAAGGTCAATTTATAACTTGAAAGATTACTCTGTTCTTTTTTATCGGCATACTCTGCTGCCATAGCTTCACATCTTCTTTTGCCGGCCGGGCTTGGATCGTCACATGTAAATGATTCATAAACCCGTTTCTTTTTTACATTTCCGTCTTTACCGGTAACATATTCATAGTGACTAAACACCAGACACCTCCAGGATCCGGAAGGTAATTTTTTTGCAGTAGCCATTGTATCATCCTCCTAAAATTAAGTATAAAAATAACAGCCAGTGAGTAGTATTTCACTTGCACATGACTGCCCTGAATGATACAATATATTTGTTGAGAGAATTGTTCATTCAGAGCAGTTACATTGCCGCTTCACTTCATTGTGAGGCGGTTTTCGTTTTGTAGAATTTAATTACATTATACATAAATAGAATAAAAAAGAAACAGGAAAATATCCCAGTTGGTGACAAATTGTTACCAACTGGGATATTGAAGTTGTACCGGTGCAACAAAAAGATACTGAAAAATGCGACAGCCTGAGATTTTTATTTACGCTTTTTTAATAACAATAGAATTCCCATCAAATTCTAATGAGAGGGATTTATCATTTACAGACACACCAAGTTTATCCGCCCAGGTCTTAGGGATGGAGACTTTACAATTATAAGCATTTTGACTGGCATTACCGCCAGCTTTTGCTATGATCATATTTGCATTTCTTTTTTCACTCGTCATCCCAGTTAATATCCTTTCCGCTTATATATTCCCCCTGTTCTGCGGCTTCCAGGCGGGAACGTTCTTCCGGGGTAAGTTTTGTATAATCCGGATCCCATGCAAGGACAAGACGTTTTACAAATTCATAGGCAAAATCCTGTTCCTGTGCCGGGAGCATTTCAAGCATTGATACGGTATGTGCAATAGTATTTGTCATAGAGAACTCCTTTCTTTCAGGTGGGGATATTACTTATAAATATCCCCACGGCTTCCCACATCCATGATGCAGAGAACCTCGATTTCATTATTTGTCAGATACTTATAAATGATTCTGTACTTTCCGACGCGCAGCCGGTAACGACCGTCTTTATAACCACTCATTTTTTTAATATCGCCTTCGGCAGGTTTGTGAGTCAGTTTTTCAATGGCATCGAGAATCAGATCACGTTGGGGTTTTTGTAACCCTTTTAGATACTTGACAGCGGCTTTTTCGTATTGAATTTCCATTACCTACCTCCTTCATCTGATATTATCATAACATATTGGTTACCAATAATCAAGATAAAATGATAAAAATTGAAAGAAATATTAATGCTTTTAATTTTATTACCAGTATTTACCAGTATTCTCCACAAACGTATCGCTTTATAATTTCCATATGGCAAAGATAAAAATTCAAGAAATCATGAAACTGAAGGATATAAAAGTAAGAGATCTGACAGAGAGCGTGCCATTTTCTAGAGCTACTACATACCGGATCTTAAAAGGACAAAAGAATCCAACAATAGATGACCTGGAAGAATTTGCAAAAGGACTTAAGGTACCGCTAGAGGATCTGTATGAATCAGAGTATTCCAGGGATAAAATAAAAAAGTTGTCTCAACATTGAGACAAACCTTGCAAATGACAAGCATAATAAATATAATACAAACATAAGAACAAAGCGCGCTGCTTATAACTACACTTACGGATGAAGATAAAAGCCACGAGGAGGGGGCAGCAGTATGCTTGAAATTATGAAAATGCAGTTGAAGGAATATATAGACAGGATGGATCAGTCGGATGAGAAATTTCTAAAGCAGATATTAACGATTGTGAGAAAACATTGTAAAACAAAAACATGAAGAAGTGGAACACCGGAGGGCAGCAGTACCCTCCGGTGTTTTTTGTTTGTTAAGGCACTGTTATAGTAATCTTCCATTGATTAAGTTTTTGGCATCTTCGGAAAAATCATGTCCGCTTTCCATATAAATTCTCATTATTAGTTTGCGAACTTTATCTTGCCCCAATCCATACATTCGGCAAAAGACTATTGCTGCTCTTAGGTTTTCTTCTATATCACGATCTTTTTTTAATGTATAAAAGAAACCACAAGGAATCATTATGGAATCATATAGTTCATCCATAGCAGGATTGTAATTATAATGAGTATTCTTTTCAGCCGGTGTTTGTTTTTTGTAATTCCAAATTAAATTAAATGCATCTTCGTAGTCATAATCTAATATCAAAGATAGGGCTTCATTTTCTAACTCTAAGTTAAAAGTTGCGGAATCATGAACCGTTTTGATAAGTTCAGAACCGGTGTCGGTGGCACAAAAATAGTGAGTTGAATCGCCAAGGAAAGAAGATAACTCTTCCAAACTAATATTTTCTAATATTCTTTTTTGCAGATCAGCTTTTTTACCAGAAAGTGGTAATTCAAAATGCCTAAGAATATTTTTTAAATCATCAACCTTAAATCTTTTTAGGTTTATCTGAGAAATAGTAAGCAGTCCTGAGGAAATCAATTTTTTTATTTCAATCGAGTAATTTATATCATATTCATAATACCAATATTGCGCAATATTAGGGTGTTCAAGAATGCGACCATCAAGATATTTTAAAAAGAAAATATCAGTCGACAACATAGGAACATTACTGGTATTTGCTGAAATATTGCACAATTCTTGATAGGATGGAATCGCAGTCTGAAATCTCTTGCTTTGTAAGTCATTATTTATATGTGGAAGGTCAAGCATTTCACTATCGTAGATACCTTCTCTTTGTAAGGCTTCTTCATATCCTAATTGTACAAGATATGGAACTTCCTCATCTGTTATGGAACTGCCATCTGGATGAAATATTACTCCATTGTGCTCAACATATTGTTCAGAATGAATAGAAGGTGAAGGTTCGATATCAGTAGGTTCGTTCTGTGTATTTACAGAACAAGTTGCTGCTGATTGACCAACTTGATATGTTGGTGAATCAGGAATATTGTTTATAGCTACATTAGAAGCTGAACCAGTACTTGTTTTTTTATTAAAAGCAATTTTGGTTAGTAGTATTCCGATTATAGCAAAAATGAAAGTCAAAAGGAGACAGAGGACAATAGGAATTGATGGATTTATAAAACAATTTATAATTCCACCAATGGAACACAATAAAAAATAAATTCCAAAAAAACCACATATAATTCTTGATAAAACAGAAAAAACTTTTTTCATAACATACCTCCTAGTCGTGATTAATAGAATAGTACCACAAATATAAGAAAAAGCATATAAAAAAACCGGAAGGAAAATTAATCCTTCCGGTTTTTTGCATTCTCAAGCAGCTGATCAACAAAAACATCCAAAGCACTCTGCGATTCTGGCGAAAGCTGTGAATATGTACGAACGATATTTAATACAGCCTGATAAAACCGCCTGTCCGTGTGCTCGAGAATCTCAGAAACCAGTGCTGCATCCTCGTCATCTGGAATCTGGAATATCTCGCCTTCACCATCACGGAGCCATGCCTCATTCACATTAAACTCCCGGCAGATTGATTTACACATCTGATCGGTGAGGTTCCTTTCTCCCTTTTCCAACTTTGATATCGCTGTTTTACCAACACCAAGACGTTCACCAAATTTTTCCAATGTAAGATTAAGTGCTTTTCGCAATTCCTTAATACGTTCTCCCTGCGCCATGTCACACCTCCATATCTAATTTTCTAAACATAGAATAACACCTGAAAAATGTTAAGTCAATAAAAAAGTTGGCAAAGGGGAATATAATGTAGGCATAGGGCACAACAATACAGCACATGAAAGGAGAAAAACATGGAAGAAAAGAAAAAAGAGCTCATAAAGAAAATTGACCAGTTAAAACCCATTGATCTGCTCATGATTCAGAACGTAGCGGATGTACTGATCACCAGGGACAAGATTGAGACATCAAAGAAACAGCTTGTGCAGCAGTAGAAGGGAGATGATTGAATGGAACAAAAAACAAATATGCAAATTATTGTGGAAATTAAGAGCATAGAACATGCGAAAGAGCTCTTAGATGATCTAAAAGCTCTTTCGAATAAATACGACGTTTCGATTAATCTGTCGATTGATCCAGCTCATCGAGGGTCTCATATACAGATTTGATGATATTATTTACTGACTCTAAGTCGATCATACTTGTTTCCTTAAATACATTATTTGATGAAACAATAATCTGTTTCTGATGTGCACGGATGTATTCAATAGCAACATCAACGGCAAGTTCTTTGTTTGATTTACTCATTAGCGTATCTCCTTTCGTTAATACTCGGCATGGCGGTGCCTGTATAAAGAATTTTAACACTGAAGGAGAACATTTACAACAATAGTAGAAAGGAGTTGATTAAGTGAAATGTACTAATTGTGGGAATACCAATATATCCCAAACGGCTAATTTTTGCATCATATGTGGAAAGAAATTAAAGAAAGGGTGCAAATGTTGGGTAAAAAAACAGGACAACTATGATTGCGGAAAAGATAGTTGCCCTGGATATGGACTTTTTTTACAAGAATCAAAGTCCAAGCGATGATTTTGCTAGTTCGCAACCGAAATCAATTGCAAATTGGCGAATTGCCTCTGCTGTAAATTTACCACATGTTAGAAGTGCTTTTTGAATTCTAATAGTTGCAAGTTTGGTTTTGGGCGTTTCAACAATGATATCTGGAAGGGAAGCTTCAAGATTTTGTCTTTCTAATTCAGAGAGTTCAGCATCTTCTTGAATCATTAATGCAGTTGCTTCTATTGCTGCAGAAGTCCAAGGGTATGGTTTTCCACACGAACGGCAGTAGGAAGGTTTTTCAAACTCAGGTGTATATGTAACAACTGCATTGATATGCCACTCTTTAATTGCTGAATTGCAGTTGGGGCATTTGGAAATTAACTCAGCTCCACATTTTTCGCAATATTCAGTTGATTTAAGCGGGTGCCGTTCGATAATAGAGTGTCCATTAGTACATATTTTTACAAAAAAATCAGACATATAAGATCTCCTTTCGTGATACTCGGACGCGGCAACGTCCTGTAAGGAAAAGGATAGCATAGTGAGAAAGAAACTACAAGTTGGAAGATATAGAGGAGATGAGAAGGGAGATGAGAAGAATGAATTCATCAGATGGAATCCGAAGCCTGGAGATTGATTTTGACAAAGAAATTTTAAAAATTAATGGGCAGGAAGTGAAAGAAAGGATTGTAATTGTCTCGCTTCCGGGTCCGGAAGGCTATAAGTATAAAAAAGCATTCAATATGAATAATGAGCGGATTTCCGGAAGCAGAGAAGTAATAGATGTCTGTTATTACAGAACAGCTAATGATAGTAAGCCTTGATAACAGCAATATGTCCCTGATACTTCATGTAATCAATTTCATAAATGGCTTTGCCTAAAACGATATCCCCACAGATATCAGATAATGCAGGGTCGGTAGCCAAAATTGCCAAGAAGTCGCCATGTTCATCAGACATATTTATAACTTTAGTTTCAATACCTTTAATAAATATTTTGACATCGTCTGATGTGCCAAATAGTTTTTCTGGTGGAATATTTAGTTCTTGCATATTTGAGATTCTCCTTTCCTATAGACTCGGACGCGGCAACGTCCTGTAAGGAAAAGGATAGCATAGTGGGGAAGAAACTACAAGTTGGAAGATATAGCGGAGATAAGAAGGGAGATGATTGAGTGACAGAGGAAAGACATGAGTCATTTGATGATGCGTCAAAGCGTTTTACACAGGATCCAACATTATTTATTACAAATGAGGCACTGAAAATTTTATATGAGACATGCGATGTGCAAGTTAAATTGGATGCACTGAAAATTTTAGCGGCACAGCGTTAACTATGCCGCAGCAGATTGCGTAATAGCAAAAAGAAAATCCACGCCGCAGGAGTACAACGTGGATTTTGAAGAGAAGTTTTTCACATAATGCGGGAAAGATGGCAACAGTCAGGGATTTTTAAAAACCCAAGGTCAAAATTCTCCTCAATGAAGAAAGTGCCAGATTGAAAACCCTGTTCCCACTGGATACCGGTGAATGAAATGTTGTCGATGCGGTCACTAAGAGCTGCTTTCTCATCAGGAGAAAGTTGTGAAAAATCAATGTGGTACTGATGTAACATAAGAAACCTCCTTGTTCAGTTGATAAGACAATTATAAAAAACAAGGAGCGGGAAATGCAAGGAAATAATTGAAAGGAGAAAAAAAGTGGGCAGTAAATTATGCGAGAACAAAGAAAAGAAACGCTATGACTATGTAGCCGGTTTATTGACTGGTGGATTCAGAGCAAAGAATCTGACAACGAAGGACGTGAGTTTAAAAAGTGGGATTCCAGAGCGGACAGTTACAGAGCGAATCAACCATCCGGAAAAGATCAGGTTGAAAGATTTATACAGCTTGACGGATTTGGCGGGAATAAAGATCACGTTTGAATATAAGGAGATGCCGGATTGAGGAGAGTGACAATGAAAAATAAGAAACCATTTTATGTGATGGCAATCGTAATCATCATCATGTATGCAGTGATCTATATTTTACGACCGGCGCCGGTATCTGGACAGCCTGTCTCCGGTGTACTTAAACAGATCACACCAGTTGCACCGGTGCAACAGCCGGAGACAACACCAAGTCAGGAATATACAACATGCACTATAGATATTGCAGAGGAAGAATACTGGGACAGCCTGGAACTGCTTGCAATCTGTGTCGAGGCGGAAGCGGGGAATCAGGGATTACAGGGGAAACGTCTGGTTGTGGATGTGATCTTAAACAGAGCAGAAGATCATTCCGGAGAGTGGCCGGACACGATCGCCGGTGTGATATCCCAGAAGAATCAGTTCACATCATATTGGGACGGCGGGATGGCAGACATCTGGGAACCGTCAGAGGAGACGTACCAGGCGGTAAAAATGGAAGTAGAACAGAGAGGATATCCGGGAATTTATTATTTCCGGGAAGGTCAGTGGTCTGATTATGGGACACCATGGAGAAAGACCGGAGCACATTATTTTTCGAAGAAATGAGGAGAGAAAGATGATCACATTAGATTTAACAAAAGAAGAGACTTTTATGCTTCGCGATTTAGCAACCGGAGCAGACTGCGGGTATGAATGGATGCAGGAGATTGCAGACGCTCTGGAAGAAAAACTTGAGGAAGCGATAAAAAAACCGCAGATGAAGCGTTCGGAGTTCAACCGGCAGATTTCCGACACAAAAACCCGATGGGAAAATAAAGGACTCGCAACTTCTATGATGCTGGCGAAAGAGGCGGAACTAAAATTTTATTATGACATTGTGGAGGACGACGATGAAAACACCGGAAGAACTGGAAGACTGGGCGGCAAATTGTGCACGAAGTTTTGAGACGACATTTGTTGCAGGAAAGTACGGACAGGCTGCCATGACGGCGGAGCAGATCTACACATCCCTGAATTTTATCGGGATGAAACAGGAAGCAGAGCTGATCATGGAACAGATCGGCTGGGACAGGGTTAGAAAAGCATTTTCGGAGGCGAGGATAAATGTTGAACGAGGACCAGATCATAAAAAAGCTGTATGACCAGGTGAAGATATTTAAAGACCACATGATGAGAAAAGAGTACCTGCAGGCAGTCTTGTGTGCGGATCAGGCATCCATGGTTGTGATGTGCCTGGATATGGGAGAAGAAGTCAGAGCGGAGCTTTTTGGAGTACGTGATAAGAATAATCCGGTAATTGGCTTAATCGATGAAGCACAGTATATAAAAGCTCTTGACTGGTGCATTTTCCACGGGTTTTCACATACAGTACATACGTTCGAAAATGTAATAAAGAAAGAGCATTGAAATGCTAGGTTTCAATGCTCAGATAGGTGCAATACACACCATACTTATGACAGGTATAGTGTATCATGCGCCTGCTGAAAAAGCAAGAGAAAAAAGGGGATAAGCCGCCGGCTTATTTAACAATCTCAATATATTAAACTTAGCAGATACGGAGCAGGGACATGGCACACAGACATGATGTTTATGAGTATGGAATATATAGAGAACACGAAATTAAGTATGTAGGAAAATTTGGAGCAAAGGGAGAGAAGAGAGCCAAGAAGAAAAAGGCTACACCCGAGCAGGTAAAAAAACAAAATCAATACAACAGGGAAAAGAAAATATTACGGAAGATCCGATGCAACTTTGAACCAGGCGATCTGTGGCTGACAATGAAATTTCCAAGGGGAACAAGAATTCCGGTGGAAGAGATAAAGAAAGTCCGCAAAGCCTTTTTCGATACTGTGAGAAATAAATATAAAAAGAGAGGACAGGTATTGAAGTTTGTATACAGGATAGAAGTAGGGGAAAGAGGAGGAATCCATTTCCATGTACTGATGAACAGGCTGGATGGAATACCGGGAACAGCGGAGATTGTATCTGAGGTATGGAACAGGCTGACAGATGGACGGGTGAATTATGAGCCGGTGTATGAAGGCGATTATTTTAAAAGTTTGGCAAATTACATCGTAAAAGAACCTACAGAAGAAATTACAGGTCAGATGACATTGTTCGGAGAGGAAGAAGAAACAAAAATTTTTGTCAAATATGACTGTTCAAGAAATTTAAAGATGCCGGAAAAAGAAACACATAAATATAAGCGTCGGACGGTAAGAAAGCTGATCGAGAATGGACCAGAGCCGCAACCGGGATATTACATAGACCGAGACAGCATCCGATACGGAGTAAACCCGTACACAGGCATGTCGTACTACTACTATACAGAGATCCGGCTGGAACGGGATGCCGGAGAGATCAGAAGGGAGCGTGAGGATCTATGCAGGCGGTCAGCATCTACGTCACCACATCCATAAAGGGCAGATGGGAGCGTGACGGCTACATTGGATATTGCCTGGAATATTATCCATCAGGAAAGAGCCTGCCGGAGATAAGAAAACACATTGAACCTGTTGAACAGATGAATGGAAACAGGGCAGAGATGGAGGCTCTGATACGTGCATTTTCCCGTATGAAGAGAAAATGCGAGCTGTCAATTTATACAGACAGTGAATACCTGTACAACGGATTTGCAGGCAGGGAAGATGTAGCACAGTGGATTAAGAGAGGATGGATCACGACCAGAGGTCAGCCGGTAAAAAATAAAGATAAGTGGCTGGAGCTGATCCGGGGCAAGCAGGGGCACTTATGCAGTTTTTATTTAAAACAGCCCAATGCCTACACGAAGGAACTGATGGAAGAAATGGAACGAAGGGAGAAAACGAGAAATGTTTGAGAGATTCGGAGAATTTGACAGCGCAGAAGAAATAAACCTCACAGCAGAGGGATTGAAAACAGAAGGAGATATGGAAAGTCTCCTGGTACTGGCAGAGGAAAATGGAATTGATAAAGAGGATGCCAAAGATTACTGGGGCGGATACACAGATACACTGACGACACCGCTTGGGGCGGCGATCGGAAAGATCGATGTGGAATGTAAAGATTTAAAACCGAAGCAGATCATGATTGACTGGGTGGATTACATCAGATCACAGTGCATGGAGCATGACGATATGGCGGTCGCGGTACGCAGGAAAGGGAAAAGCATCAAGGGCTGTATTGGGAAGCTGTTGGAATGGTCATTTAAGAATCAGATTCCAGTGGACAAAGATATTTTAAAAGAGGCAAAAGTAAATGCCAGCCGTGTGACACTTGGAATCCCAGGAATGGGAGAAGCAAAGAAGATCATAAAAAGTTATTACACGGAGGCGAAATGATATGGCAGCAGTTAGGGAAAATGAGGAAGAGAGAATAAGACAGCTGGAAGAATTGACGCCGGAGCTTCCGAAGAATTTTAAAGAATGGTGCGGGGAGAAATTTAAAACGCCGGAAATTTATTATAAAAGAAAAGGCAATTTTGCAGAATGCACCTGTGGGAAATGCGGCGGGAAATACGAAATCTACACACCGAAAGATCTGGAATATAGAACACTGCATGATGAGATCCCAAGAAGAGGAGAGCGGGCAGTATGTAAAAAATGCGGGAATATATCAACTTATCAGTGGAAAAGGATCACAGAGCCGGTAAGAGAGAGTGCGAGATTTTATTTATACCAGAGATCAAAAGATAACAACCTGTTTGTGCGGATTTTCACATATTACAGGAGATACAGTCAGTTTTCCAAAATGGAAGAGTTGCTGGAAGAGGACAGCCGGTATTTTTTACAGCTTGGAAAAGTAGAGAAAATGGTACGTTCTTACACTTACAGACAGGATGAATACCAATGGATCATATCAGATAGAACAGGATACCCGTATTTGAAGACTTTACATGGAGATTTATATCCCGGTTGGAGAGAAGAGATTAAACAATCCGAATTAAAATATTTTATGGAGCAGATATTGGTAGAAATGGCGATGAACAACTGGGGAAGACAGACATTTAACGGTGTCAGTCTAACGGATGCCATTATGACATATGCAAACAACCCGGCAATCGAGATGTACTGCAAAATGGGAATGCACAGGCTGGTAAGACATCTCATATGGAAAGAGGGAAGAAGTGGACTTGTAAACAGAAAAAAAGACACCTTACAGGGACAGCTCCGGTTGGAGAAAAAAGAAAATATAAACAAGGTGATAAAAGCGGCGGGAGACTTGGGTTTACTGGAGACTCTGCAGTTTGAAGAAAAAGAAGGCTATGCGTGGAAACCGGAGCAGGAAGAATGGATAGCGGAAATATTTGACATGGAGATGAAAAAAAGAATAAAGCATCTGTTAAAATACATGACCTTGCAGCAGTTGATAAACAGGACAGAGAAATATGCAATTCAAAAATACAGCCCGGTGCCGGAGGGATGGAAGCCGTATGGAAATTATAAAGGGAATATTGTACAGGAATACGATGACTATCTCAATATGCGTGAAGAACTGGGCTATGACATGAAAAACAGCGTATTCATTTATCCACGAGATCTTGAACTGGTACATGACCAGATGACAGGGGAAAGCAATGCGAGACATGATGAACTGTATATTAAAAAGAAAAATAAAGAGTTTCCGGAAATTGCAAAAAGATACGAGAGTCTTTGTAAAAAATATCAGGCAGCAGCGGAGGGATACATTATCAGACCGGCAAAGGACGCAGGGGAGATCATCATGGAAGGAAGAAAACTGCACCATTGTGTCGGTGGTGACAATTATCTTTCAAAACACAACAGGGGAACGACAGCAATTTTGTTCCTGAGAAAAGAAAAGACACCGAACACACCGTATATCACGATTGAGATCAGCGGCACAAAAATATATCAGTGGTACGGAGCGCACGACAAGAAACCGAAACGGGAATTTTTTGACAGGTTATTAGCGGATTACACAAAACAGCTGGAAGCCAGGAAAAAGAAACCGGATAAAGCATTCATAGCAGCAGTATAGAAAGGAAGCACAGATGGAAGAAATCATGACACAGGATCACAACGTAATCACATATACAGATTATGCGACATATAAGCACGATCTGGACACGGAACTGCAGGGAGCAGTAGAAAAATTCGTGAGAATCGGCTACCTGTTAAAAGTGGCACAGGATACGGGTATTTTAGCGGGTTCAGGCTATTCGAACGTCAATGAATTTGCCATGAAAGAATACGGGCTTGATAAAACACAGGTATCACGTTTTATCCGGATCAACGATCGATTCTCAAAAGATGGCTATTCCATGGAACTGAAAGAGGAATATCAGAAATTCGGCTATGCGAAATTATCACTTATGCTGACACTGCCGGATGAGATCAACGAGATTCTGACGCCGGAAATGAGTAAAACGGAAATCAGTACTGTAAAAGAAGAATTTGAGGAAGAGCAGAAAATCTCAGATATCGAAGTAATGATTGAGCAGGAGACTGAGACAACGAAAACGGCGGAGACAATCTTTGAAAAGGTGATTTTAAATATTTTCCATGATGAGCCGCAGTTATTCAAAGACGTGATCAATACGTTGAAAAATGGACAGGATGTGCTTGAGATCATGGCCCCGGCGGACATGAAAGTTTACATGACGAGAATCCCGGGAATCGGAAAACTTGCCGTATCCGTGAACAATTTGAAGAAAATGATCGAGATCGTAAGCACAAGAAGCATGGAAAAAGAACAGATCATGCAGGAGGAAGTTACCGAGACGATCAGGAACATGACAGGATCATTTGATGTGAAGAGTGCATGGGAGAATATGTTTCATGAAAATTTTCCGGAAACTGAAAAAAGCAAAGTTGCACCGGTGCAACGGAAAGAGTCACACGTGCAGCCATCGAAAAAGAAACCGGAGCCGGTAAAAGAAACACCCAAGACACTGCATGACATTGAGCCGGACATCCCGGAACCATCCCCGATCGAGCCGGAGGAACAGCCGGAAGATATTAAGACAGATGAGCCGGAGGCGGCCGGCGAGCAGCAGTTACCGGGACAGGACAGCATTGAGAACCATCCGGAATACATGCCAGATGAACCGGAAAAAGAGGAAAAAGAACCGGAAATCACAGAAAATGAGACGAAAAGTACAGGAAACATAACAGAAAATGCAGAAAACAGTATGACTGATAATAAAAATATAAACAAAGGATATAAATCGGCGATCACAAACAATCTGAACACGTTACAGAACCTCTGGAACTCCGGAGATCCACACAGGATAGAAAAAATGATTTCCATTCTGGATGATCTACACTGGAGGCTGAGGAAGGTTGAGGAAATCGAAGAGACAGAAAACGAGGAGGACTGACATGCAGTACCGGACCAGAAAAAACATGAAGTTCCAATTCGATGAAGAAACCCGCCGGACCATCTATTACCGCGACGATGAGAGCTGCATCTTCTGCAGGTGGCAGTACCACATGGAAAATAAAGATCCGATGCTCTACCGGACAAAAGATATCATGCATTACATAAACAAGTCCCAGGGCGGACTTGGTGTACCACAGAACGGAGCAGTGGGCTGCCGGTACCATCACATGTTATTGGACAACGGCAGTAAAGGACTCCGGTCAGAGATGATCGTAATATTTAAAGAATACCTGATGCAGCAGTATCCGGACTGGAATGAGGACGAGCTGCGGTATAAGAAATGGAATTTTCCAACTTTTGGTTAATCAATATATCACAGGATACCAGTAAACGCGCGATTCTCCGGCAACCGGTGCCGGAGAGAAAGGAGAAAAATGTGCTCAACAGCAAAGTGTATATAAAAAAGTGTATTATCTGCGGAAAAACCTATGAATCAATATCAGCAAGAGCACTTACCTGTGGAAAACCGTGCAGAAATGAGTACCACAGAAGAAAAGACAGAGAGAAAAGAAGCGTAAAAACATGTAGAAACAGTACATTAGATGATGTTTTAAGAAAAGCAAGAGAAGCCGGGATGAGCTACGGAAAGTATGTAGCGACGGTAGAGAGGATAGCAAAATGAAAAAGAAGGATGTATTGGAATTAAAAAGAAGATTAACGAAGAATGACTGCACATTTTCCCGTATTTGCGGCTGTTATGTAGACGGGGATGGAAACATTGTGACAATGTTCGGAGAGACATTTTTAAACCTGCCGGATGAAGAATTTTATAAATATCTGGATATTGCAAAAGGAATCTTTAAGGGAAAACTGAAAGACAACATGTTGAATCTGGAACTTTCGGAAGAGGCAAAAGAAGAAAACGACATGCAGCAGTTCCTGCTTGCGATAAGAGACAGCGGTTTAAAAGACGAGAATCTGCTGGAAACATTTTATGACAGAGTGATTGATAATTATGATCATGTCGGAAACTATCTGATCCTGCTTTACGTGATGCTTATGACGTTATTACATATACCTCAGACAATAACAAGATAGACGAGTCAGAGGATGTGTATGAATATCTGCTCTGTGCGATTTGCCCGGTAAATCTGACAGCTCAAGGACTGGCATACAGCGAGGAGGAGAACAGGATTATAAACAGGATCAGGGATGCGGTAGTCGGAGCACCAGATACAGGATTTATATTTCCGGCATTTACAGACCGCGAGGAAGACAGGGATGCAATGCTCTTTTATACAAGAGACACGAAAGCACCACATCAGGAATTTGCACGGGCGATGGGATGCATTGAACAGACAACGGCAACGGAGCAGAGAGAAGCATTAAAGACGATCATCACGGATATTCTTGGGGATAGTGACGAAGGAATCAGAATGTATGAGAATTTTCATAGAATCCTGGATGAAAAACTGGAAGAGGAAGCAAAGAAAGAACTGGAACGGGCAGAACAGCAGAAATTAACACTTGGAATCCTGGGCGAGACACTGGAAAAAGCAGATGTAGCAAAACCACAGGTTGAGGAAATTCAGAAAACATACAGGAAAACTTTTGAAGAGGCCCCGACCATTGCAGCAGTGATCGATGGAAAAGCGGTCAAGAAAAGTTACGAAAGAGACGGCGTTGAGTCTATGAAAAAAATGTTAAAAGATGCTGCAAAAGAGATTGAGATCTTAAACGGAGGAGAGACGGAACTGTCAGAGAGAATACGGGAAGTTACGGGAGTTTAGGAGGGGTTTACATGCACAGAGACGGAAAAGAACGCCGCCAGATCATTAAGGCAATGGTGCAGCGACAAACAAGAATATCAAAGCATCCGGACCAGGATGCGTTGAAAAGATTCAGAGAAGTGCCGTATCGGTTGCGGTATGGGAAGGAGAAGAAAGATGCTGAATAGAGAAAAATATGCGGAAGAGATTTTAAATATTGCATGTGAAGGAGGCAATATTGCGTTAATTAATGGAAAACTGGAAAAATGCAGGGGAGTCTGCGATAAATGTGATTTTTGCGATAACGACATTAGAAATACTGGTCGTTGCAGAGAAAAAGCAAAAGAGTGGGCGAACAGCCAGTATGTTGATTGGAGCGAAGTTCCAGTCGATACACCGATTTTGGTCAGAGATTCTGAACTTTTTGCGTGGAGCAAAGAACATTTTGCAAAATATGAAGATGAAACGGTTTATACATGGGATTATGGAAAAACGTCATGGAGCACATACGACGGTAAAATGAGTAGCTATAAATATGCTATGTTGCCGGAAAGTGAGGATCAGAATGAAAATAAGCAGGATTAAAAACCAGATATCTGAGGCAGCGACAGAAGCCTGTGGGTATTCTCCACTAACAAAAGTGGTTTCAGAGGAAGAAATCAACAGGATTTTGGAGCAGGAAAGCGGATGGATTCCAGTAAGTGAGAGACTGCCGGAAGAATCTCTTAATAGTGTAATTGGATGGGATACATATCGAAACCGTTGTTGCTTTGTACAATATTTGGGAGGACGGTTTGTCCTCGGTGATGATATTGATAGTGTAAATGTCACAGCCTGGATGCCGCTGCCGGAGCCGTACATGGAAAGCGAGGGATAGCAATGGAATATGGCTATATCAGAGTTTCTTCCAAAGAGCAGAACGAAGCCAGACAACTTGATGCATTGCATAAACAGGGCATAGAGGACAAAAATATCTATATGGATAAACAGTCGGGTAAGGATTTTAACCGCCCGAAATATAAAATCCTTTATCGCAAACTGAAAAAAGGAGATGTACTGTACATAAAAAGTATTGACCGGATGGGAAGAAACTATGATGAAATTATACAGGAATGGCGCCGAATCACACGTTTTCGTGAAGCTGATATTGTGGTGTTGGACATGCCGCTGCTTGACACGAGGCGGGGGAAAGACCTTATGGGTACATTCCTGAGTGACATTGTATTGCAGGTGCTTTCCTTTGTGGCAGAGAATGAGAGAACCAATATCCGGCAGAGGCAGGCAGAGGGAATTGCGGCAGCAAAAGCCAGAGGTGTGAAATTTGGCAGACCATCAATTCCATTGCCGGAGAATTTTGACCAGATGCGTAGGAATTGGAGAGCCAGACACATCACAATAGAGGACGCGGCAAGGGAGTGCGGAATGTGCACAAAGACATTTTATAGTAAGGCGGTAAAAGCAGAAATGGAGGAAAATGATGCAGAATAGATTTTTATCCCGTGGAAAGCGGATTGATAATGGGGAATGGGTGGAAGGATATTTATATGGTATCTGGGAGAGAAGATATATCCTATGGGGAATGACCAATGATATCCCGAACATGGTCGAAGTAGACCCAGAAACCGTCTGCCAGTGCACCGCAATGCCTGATAAGAACAACAAACTGATCTTCGAGAATGACATTGCCATAAAGCATAATGATGATGATAAAGAGCCATATCTGATTAGATGGAGTGAGAATTACGCAGCATGGGAACTGGCACAATGCGGATGTGCTATGTACGGATTTTTCGATGTTGATTTCGGCGAAATAGAGGTAATCGGTAATGCGATTGATAATCCGGAGCTGTTGGAGGTGTAAACATGACGGAGAATGAAGCAATTGAAGAATTAAAATATGATTGTAACGAACTTGGAAAAGCGATTCCGTGTGATACATCATGGGGAAAATCATTTGAAAATGCTTATGCAATGGCAATCAATGCACTTGAAGAAATTGAACAGTACCGCACGATCGGAACAGTGGAAGAATGCCAGAAAGCGATGACTGTAAGAAGAGAGGTACAGGAGATCGTTGATCAACAGCTTATTGCTGGGGAAAACAGTTACGAAGAGATATATGCTTGCTTTTGGGAAATAGTAAAAGTAGTTCAGGCGAATTATTAGACAGGAGGACAACGATGGGAAAGCTGATTGATGCAGATCATGTAAAAGTTTTTTTCTTTTCGGAAACAAGTGGGACAGAAGATGTTATTCGAGATTTAATGGATACTCATGGACTGGATTATGCAAATGATATAAACGAAGAAGTAATTATGGCATTTGCAAAAGATTTACTGAAAGCCGTGCAGAACGTAATTGATACAGAGCCGACCGCCTGTGATCCGGACAAGGTTGTGCAGCAGTTGGAAGATAGAAGCACATTGTCAAGACCGGTTGGATGGACCAAATCGTATGAAATTATAACGCTGAAAGATGCAATCGAGATCGTGAAAGGCGGTGGAGTAGATGGGTAAAATAGTCGAGAAGAAAATATTACCAGAGTATTTCAATGAGGTTATCCATGACCGTAAAAAATTTGAAATTCGTAAGGATGAAGATAATCTGCAGATAGGCGATGCAGTAGTTTTGAGAGAGTGGGATAGGGAGAAATATACCGGACGCGAGACTGGCATACGTATTATATATATTCTGCGTGATGCGCCGGAATATGGTTTGATGCCAGGATATATAATCTTCGGATGGTAAAGGATGGTGGTACAGATGAAACAACCGAGCAAACCAACAAGAGCACAGAAAGAAATTATATCAAACAACAACCTGGTACCAGATCACTGGATGGTAATATCAGAGAGCCGAGACACATTAGAAATTATCAGCCGTAGAAGCAGTAGAAGAAAGGTGTTGATAAAATGATTTTTAAAATAATCGCATTTATGATCATACTTTCGATATTCAAAGAAATGGATGAAGCAAAAGAAAAGAAAGATTTGTGCGGCATTGTTTACTGGGGCATATTAATGACAATATCAATGATGATGTGGGTTTAAAGCAGAATTTTACGGAGGAAGATACATGTTTTGTTCTGAATATGAAATAACGGAATGCGGTACAAAATTATGTTGCCATGATTGTGATAAACAATGTGAAAAAAGATGCACAATCGAAAAATTAGAATGCGATTGCTTGTGCAAATCAGAGCCAGTTACATTTAAAGAAAGGTACACTGAAACACCATTGAACAGACTCTTGACTGTGCAGCAGTAGACAACATTACACATGTAAATTATAATTATACAGAAATTACAAATATAATTATAAAGGAGAAAATAACATGCAAAATTTATCAGATCAGGAGAAAAAAGTATTAGAAATCATGAAGGAGTCCAAGCAGCAGTTGACGCCGGAAGAGATCACGGCACAGATAAAAAAGAGATACGGGCAGGTTTGGCCAGTGCAAGTAACAATAACATTCATGGTAAGATTAAAGAAATTGGGATACACAAACAAACATAAATGCTGACAGATCACATGTAGCAGTACAAGGACGGAGGGCTAAAGTGGAAAAAGAAATACTGGAACAGATTTGTAACAGCCGGGCAAGGATCAAATACTTACAGGAATACATTGACAGGATAGATAAGAGACGCGACAAATTAATCCGCGAAGGGAATATTGCAGCGGATGTCGTAGCCTGTGGGAAACGAGGCAAGAAATCACTCGGCACCGTTCTTGTACGGGGGACATCTTATGCAGAGGAAGACAGGCTGCGTAGACTACTAAATAAAAGAGAGCAGACACTAAAAAAAGAATATGACAGACTCTTAGAGCAGACAACGGAGGCAGAGGAATACATAGCAGGGATTGACGATATCGAGATAAGGAATATACTGAGCCTGTATTATATCGACAATCTGAACTGGATACAGGTGGCACACAGGATGAATGAACTGTATAGTGGTAGTAGTAGAAAGAAATATACAGATAGTAGCTGCCGTCAGAAGCATGACAGGTTTTTGGAAAAAAAATAAAAGAAATTTTCAAAACGGCGGTTTTGGCGGTTTTTCTGTGGTAATATTTAAAATGCGAAAAGCGTCAGTCGAAGTACTGAATCAATCATTCCCTAAAAAGATGGCGATTATGTAAGAAACATGATCGCCATCTTTTTTTGATTTCACAACTTAAGCGGCTCCATGAAATCCAGGGGAGCCGCGACCTCCTTATGAATGGAGTGACAGGATGAACAAAGAAAGATACAGTGATCCAACAGCCGAACAGGCGATTGCGCATGTTATGAAAGAGTGTAGGGAAAAGAAGAAACAGGAAGGTGGAAGCAGTGGCAAGAAGTCCGAACGAAAAGGCAGAGAAAGCCCGGAAGCTGTATAAGGATGGGATGAGGCTGGTCGAGATTGCAGATCAGTTAAAAGTCCCAGCCGGTACAGTCCGAAGATGGAAAAGTACATACCATTGGGATGGCAAACATCAAAGCGAGCGTTCGGAAAAGAAAAGCGAACGTTCGGAAAGTAAAAAGAGCGTTACGAAAAAGGCTGTAGCTGATGAGGTCAAGCAGGTAATACAGAATACTGACTTGACCGATAAGCAACAGCTTTTTTGTATACATTACATTCGCTGCTTCAATGCTACAAAAGCATATAAAAAAGCATATGGCTGCGATTATGCAACGGCTCTGGTGAATGGTTCGCGAATGCTAGGAAATGCTAGGATAAAAGATGAAATCTTGCGGTTAAAGCAGGATCGACTCAACAGGGAGTTCCTAAGTGAGTCTGACATTTTCCAGAAGTACATGGATATTGCCTTTGCTGACGTGACAAACTTTATGGAATTTGGGAATGAAGATGTGGATGTGATCCTGGATACGGGAGAGCGAAAGACCATCACGGTAAGTCATGTCAACATCAAGAATGATGCAGACGTGGACGGAACAATCATTTCCGAAGTCTCAAAAGGTAAGGATGGCATAAAAGTAAAGCTTGCCGACCGGATGAAAGCATTGCAGTGGCTATCAGATCATATGGATCTTGCTACAGAGAAACAGAGGGCAGAGATTGCATTATTGAAATCGAGAGCAGATGCCGGCAAAGATGATCGGGAGAACAAACTGGATCAATTATTTGAACAGATAGAGGGTGCATTGAGGGATGCTGAGTGATTTGTATACACCAAAACAGCTTGATACATTCCGCTTTGCCGTAAACAATGATTATTTCATGCTGATTAATCACGGTGCAAAGCGTACCGGTAAGACAGTCTTAGATAATGATCTGTTCTTGTATGAACTTCGCCGGATTAAAAAAATAGCGGCCGTGCAGGGGGTGGAGAATCCACAATATATACTGGCAGGTGCTGATCTTGGAGCGCTCAACCGAAATGTGCTGATTGAACTTTCAAACAAATATGGCATTGAGTTTCATTTTGATAAATTCAACCGTTTCAAGCTGTTTGGGGTGCAGGTATGCTGCTTCGGGCACTCCAAGATCAATGATCTGGGTCGCATCCGAGGAATGACAGCATATGGTGCGTACATCAATGAAGGTACGATGGCAAAGCAGGAAGTGTTTGATGAGATCAAGTCCAGATGTTCCGGCAATGGTGCAAGGATGCTGATCGATACCAACCCAGACAACCCCGAACACTGGCTAAAAAAAGATTTCATTGATAAGGCAGATGGCAAAACAATCAAGGCAGTTCAATATCGGCTGGATGATAACACTTTCTTATCAGAGCGCTATAAACAGAACATGAAAGAAACAACACCGTCTGGAATGTTCTATGATCGCAATATTGAGGGAATGTGGGTAATGGGCGAGGGTGCCGTGTATCGGGACTTCAATGCAAAGATCCATTATATCAGCAGAGCAGAACTACAAAAGATCAACTTTGTCAAGTATATTGCAGGGGTTGACTGGGGATATGAACATTTCGGGGCAATAGTGCTGATCGGAAAAGATGATCAGGGCAGTTATTATTTAATCAGAGAAGTTGCTCGTCAGTTTGAGGAAATAGATTTCTGGTTAGAGCAAGCGCAGGCAATCAAAGCCGAGTACGGAAATATTACATTCTATTGTGATTCTGCCCGTCCGGAATATGTAAAGAAGTTCAAGAAAAACGGTTTGCGTGCGGTTAATGCCAATAAAGCTGTACTGAGTGGCATCGAGCGTGTGGCGCAATTGTATAAGCAGAACAAATTACGGATTGTGGATGATGTTGATCGGTTCCGGGATGAAATCTATATGTATGTTTGGAATGAAAAGACTGGGGAGCCGGTAAAACAGTTTGATGATGTACAGGATGCAATCCGGTATGCAATTTACACGGATGAAAATCGCGGCGGCGTAAGTATTTTGAAATGAGGGATAAATGAAAAACGGACGGTTACACAAGGTTTAACCAAGGAAATTGGATTAAATTTGGTAAAATCTGCAGGCGGCACATATTGAGCGGCGGTGCGTCAAAAGTTGAAAAAAACCTTTATTCATTATATAATACGAATGGAGGAAATAGATATGGGTGATAATAGTTGGTCTACTTATGAGGCAAATTTACAAGCATACAGAAGCAATTTCTTATCTTCACAGTCAATAATGCTTGCTGTTGGAGCGATTATTATTGATAAAAGTAAAATTGCAACGATATTAATTGCTGTAATTGCAGTTTTTCAGATTATATATGTATGGTTGCCGGTGATATATTATCGTTTTTTACTTGTAGATTTCCACAAGTATTGTCTTGGTGATAGATTTGATGTTAATGGCGATTTTGTAGAAAAAGAGAATAGTGAACCATTAACAGAATTGATTTATTGTAAGAATAAAAAAATAAGACAAAAGGTAAATGAATATCTTTCAAGAGAAATAAGTAGAGAAAGACCATTTGGTAACTGGAGAGAAACCAGGAGGAAGATTGATATTGTAATACCGGTAAGCATGATTTCTTTGTGGGGCGTATATATATTGGTTGCATTTGGTATTATATGAAAGCATACATTTATAAAAATAATAAACAACCGTTCTATTACGCTACATATGATGTTGAGAAAAAGGCATATGACCGTGACAACGAAAAAGTGACAGGCTGATAAAAGCCTGTCACTTTTTGTGGGAGAAATTAAATGGACATTAAAACAATGAAACAACTGATAAAAAAATATGAACCCGGTCACGCCGCGTTTGTGACGCGTGCAGCAGTGGCAGAGCGGTATTATCGCAACGAGACTGATATCCTGTTCCGGGACAAACCAAAAGACAAGGAAAAAGAAGAACCGGACAATCCACTGCGCAACGCAGACAACCGGATTCCTCGGAACTTTCATGGTCTGATCGTGAACCAGAAAGCATCCTATGCGTTTACTGCACCGCCGCTGTTTGATGTTGGAAATACTGCCGCAAATAAACAAATCACAAAGGCTCTGGGGGATGAATATGCGAAAAACTGCATGGAGCTATGTGTAAATGCTGCCAATACCTCAATCGGCTGGGTGCATTACTGGCAGGGCGATAGTGGTTTTGAATGGGCAGTTGTTCCATCAGAACAGGTCATCCCGGTATTTGACCGGAGTTTAAAGCGTAGGCTGATCGGAGCAATGCGGGTATATCCGGACATCGACGATGCAACTGGAGACAATTATACCGTGTATGAATACTGGACGAATACAGAGTGCCAGGCATTCCGGCGAAGGGCGGGAGAGACACTTGATCTGCTGACATACTATGAAATGTTTGTTGATCCTGCTACCAGTGACATGACCGCCGATTATCGCCATGATTTTGAGGAAGTGCCATTTATTCCATTTTACAACAACAATATACATACAGATGATCTGCGAAACATTAAGCCGCTGATAGACGTATATGACAAGGTCTACAGCGGTTTTATTAATGATTTGGATGATATACAGGAATTGATCTTTGTGTTATCCGGATACGGCGGCGAGGATCTGAACAGTTTTCTTTCTGATTTGAAAAAATACAAGACCATCAAGGTAGATGGGGATGAGGGCGGTGCAGTGTCAACTCTCAATATTGAGATTCCAATTGAAGCCAGAAACAGTGCGTTAGAAGTCACTAGAAAGGCAATCTTTGAACAGGGGCAGGGATTTGATCCACAGCCGGAGAACTTCGGAAACCAGTCGGGCGAAGCACTGAAATTCATGTATTCACTTCTGGAGATGAAAACCGGACTAATGGAGACAGAATTTAAACTTGGTTTTGCGCGCCTTGTCCGGGCAATCTGCAGGAGCCTTGGCATCCAGTGCGACACTATTATACAGACATGGACCCGTACCTGTATCAAGAATGATACGGAGCAGGCACAGATCTGCAAGGATTCGGTGGGTATCGTCAGTAAAAAAACGATTCTGAAAGCACATCCGCTTGTAGAAGATGCAGATGCGGAAATAAAACAGTTAGAAAAAGAAGAGAAAGAAGCGCAGGAGAAAGCAGATACTTACGTTGGTGCTTTTAATGCAAAGGGAAAGGAGACAGGCAGTGGGACGGACAGTGATGATTCTGGGAACGGAGTATCGGATAGAGATACATAAGTGGTCAGAGGACAGTGAATTAAGTAAAAATTCATGGGCTGGTTATTGTTGTTGCGACCTTCCACTGATTGTTATTGCAGATTTGGATGATGAAGAACATTTTCACTTTAATAACGAAGAGGAAAAGGATGTTTATTTCAAGAGTAGTCTGCGCCATGAAATTATTCATGCGTTTTTGAATGAAAGCGGCTTGAAAGATAACTTTGAGCACGTTCCGCGTATGGGACACGAGGAAACAATGGTTGATTGGATTGCAAATCAGTTTCCGAAAATCGCAGACGTATACGAGAAACTTGGGATTTTGTGAAATGAGGTGATTGCATGGCTGAACAGACAAGTGAATACTGGCAGGAGCGTTTTAAACAGATGGAAGATGCACAGCATGATACCTCCGTTCAGAAAGTGCAGGAGATCCAGGAACAATTTGACCGGTCCATTACTGCAATCAACGGAAAGATCAATGCATGGTATCAACGCCTGGCAGATAACAACGGTATTTCCATGCAGGAAGCAAAAAAACTGCTTAATGCGCAAGAATTGAAGGAATTCCAGTGGAATGTGGATGATTACATCAAATATGGCAAAGAAAACAAGATCAACGGAGCGTGGGAAAAAGAACTTGAAAACGCATCTGCGAGGGTGCATATCGGCAGGTTGGAAGCCTTAAAGATTGAAATACAGCAGGAGGCAGAAAAACTGTATGGAAACTGTGTTGACGAGATAGACCAGCATATCAGGAATACATATACCTCTGATTTCTATCACACAGCATATGAAATTCAAAAAGGCGTCGGTGTGGGTACAACGATTAACCGGCTGGATCCACGAACTGTCGAGATGATCGTGTGCAAACCGTGGGCGGTAGATGGAAAGAACTTTTCAGACCGCCTGTGGGAGAACAAGACAAAGCTGATCAATAATTTACACAACAGCCTGTCGCGTATGTGCATTACCGGGGAAGCGCCGGATCGGGCAATAGCAGAGATATCAAAGCAAATGAAGGTATCCAGAGCACAGGCGGGCAGAGTAGTCATGACGGAATCGGCAGCAGTTGCAAATAAGGCAAGACAGGACTGCATGAAAGAACTGGATGTAGAGCAGTTCGAAGTGGTAGAGACACTCGACAGCCACACATGTGAGACATGCGGTGGGATGGATGGTAAGCATTTTCCTATGACAGAGTTCCAGATTGGTGTGACAGCACCGCCATTTCATCCGAATTGTCGTGGCTGCACATGCCCTTATTTTGATGATGAATTTGACAGTGTGGGCGAACGTGCCGCCCGTGGCGAGGATGGAAAGACCTACTATGTGCCAGGCGATATGACATATGAAGAATGGAAAAATTCATTTGTCGATGATGGTGTGTCAGATGAAAAATTTACAACCAAAAGAAAATCGACAGATGGATCGGTGGAAATACCTGATATTAAGTTTGCGACGAAGAAAAACTCTATAATTACTGCGAAACAGAAGTTTGAAGATACGATGACGGTATCTAAGGCATACGATGAATTGCCAATCAGAGTAAAACAGACTTTGAGTGATATAACATTTGAATTCGGGTGGGATGGAAGTGCTTGTGATATCGTAAATAGGACAATTAGAGTTGGAATCGGCACCAGCAAAGCGGAAATATTCCATGAAGTAGGGCATCTTATCGAAAATTACATGATGGATCAGAATGTTGTTGCAAAATACAAAGAATATCTTGTTGATGGATTATCCTATAGTGATATAATGATAAAGACATATTATAATAGCATTGGAGAACCCATAAATATTTATATATTAACAGGCAATCGATTTGAAAGTGAGTATCAGGCAAGGTTGTACGTTAATAAAATGTCAGATGCTTTGAATATTGATGGAACAATTAACACAGATTTACTGGGAGAAAGTATATCTGAAGCATTTAGAAAATATATGAACAATGAAAGTGTATCTGACGAAGTAAGAAAGATAATAGAAGGTGTCGTTTTATGAGTAACAAAGAGGAGTTCTTGAAAGTAAAGACATATGAAGAATACGACAGAAGAAGGGATGAATTTAGAAACCTTGATGTTCGGGATCCAGAAATCTTGAATCACTTTAATGAGCTATTTCCAAAATTGGAAAAGAGTGGTTGGGAAGATGGTGTTATCGTAGAGGCATATAAAGAATCACGCAAGAAAAGAGAGTAAACATTATGGCAAGAGATGACTATTTTGTAATTGCATACAGAATTTTGGCATATTTGTATGCGTGTCTGGAAAGAAACAATTCCTGGATTGTAAGAATGCCGGAGCTTGGAGACGTACAGGGAAAGCAATTTTGGGAGAGATTTTTAACGTAAAATAGTAGGAACCACCAGTCAGAAATGATATGGTGGTATTTTTATACCAAAAAACCCAAAGTTGCACCAGTGCAACCACATAACACAAAACGATGGAAACAGGATTGTAAGCAGCAGTCCTGTTTTTATATTGTCCGAAGCCTTATGACGTTTAAACTGCGGCAATTTGCCCTTATGCATGGCATCAAAACTGCATGCTGCCGTGGAGACACCACATTTAAAAACAGTGCAGGAAAGGAAACTATATGGAATTTTTAAAAGACATTTTAGGCGAAGATCTCTATAAGCAGGTGGCAGATGCTGTCAATGCTCATAACGGAAAACCGGAGAATAAGGACAAACAGGTAAAACTTGCAGACCTTGGATCTGGTCAGTACGTCGACAAAGGCAAGTATGATACCACTGTTGCAGAAAAGGAGAATCTTTCTGGTCAGATCAAGACACTCAATGCTACGATCGGAGATCTGAAAAAGAACAATGCAGACAATGAGACATTGCAGAACACGATCACAGACCTGCAGACGAAGTTGAAAGATCAGCAGACAGCCAACGAGCAGATTTCAAAGGCCTATGCGTTAAAAGATTCTCTTACAAAGCAGGGAGTGCTTGATCCGGATTATCTGATCTACAAAGCCGGAGGACTGGACAAGTTCACTTTTGACAAAGAAGGAAAGCCGGTCGGCGTGGAGGATGCCGTAAAGCCGTACAAGGAGGATAAGACAATGGCGCATCTGTTTAAGCAGGAGCAGCCAAAACCGCCGTATCATCCACAGGGCGGCACTGGTGGCGCAGGAACTGCAAACCCATTTGCAAAAGAGACGTTTAATCTGACAAAACAGGGCGAACTTTTAAAATCCAACCCGGAGCAGGCGAAAGCAATGGCAGCCGCCGCAGGGGTAACCATTTAGAAAGAGAGGTAACTATTTATGCCAATTACAAAAATTGCAGATGTGATCGTACCGGAACTTTTTAACCGGTATGTAATCAACAGAACAATGGAGCTGTCCGCGTTTTTCCAGAGCGGGATCGTGGTAAACAGCCCGGAATTTGATGCACTGGCATCCGAGGCGGCAAGGACGCACAATATGCCGTTCTTTGAGGATTTACAGGGAGAATCCGAACCGACACTGGAGGATGTAAAGATGACACCGGCAAAGATCGGTTCTAACAAAGATGTATCCACCACAATTCTCCGCCAGAAAATGTGGGCTGCTACAAATCTTTCTGCAGCATTAGCAGGTGCAGACCCGATGAAAGCAATCGGTGATCTGGTGGCACAGTACTGGGCGCGCGATATGCAGAAGGAATTGATTGCGATTCTTGCGGGCGTATTTGGAACCACCACGGCAGATCCAAGCGGAACACCGAAAGCGGAGACCAGAATGGCAGATCATATTCTTGATCTGACTACAGGAAAAACAGAGGCTGCAAAGCAGATTAGCGCATCTGCATTTATCGATGCATGTCAGATGCTTGGAGATGCACAGTCGCAGCTTACTGGTGTGGCAATGCACTCTGCTACAAAATCTTATCTGAAAAAGCTGAACCTGATCGAGACAGAGCGTGATTCTACAGATGTTGAGTTTGACACCTATCAGGGCAGACGTGTGACCGTAGATGATGGATGCCCGGTTGCTGATAATGTATACACAACATACCTTTTTGGTAATGGAGCAGTTGCTTACGGCAATGGTTCTCCGGTCGGTCATGTTGCTACTGAGGTGGACCGCGACAAACAGACTGGCGGCGGTGTGGATTACCTGATCAACCGTAAAGCGTTTATCCTGCATCCGAGAGGAATCGCATACACCGGTGTAAAACGTGAGCATGTGGAGACTCCGACGAGAGCAGAACTTGCAATGGCAGAGAACTGGAATCCGGTATACGAACCGAAACAGCTTCGTATCGTTGCGATTAAGCATAAGATCGGGTAGCCTATGGATCTGGCAAAATTAAAGGCACTTCTTGGGATTGAGGATGATTCTAAGGATATGGTACTTGAATTTGTCATTGCAGATGTGGAGGAAATCATAAAAAACTATTGCCATGTGGAGAAAATGCCGGATGGATTGATAAACACCGGCTATCGCATGGCAATGGATCTGTATCGGAATGAAAATATTGGAAGTGAGTCGGCAGCAGTTGGCGCGGTTTCCTCTATTTCTGAGGGAGACACTTCTACCTCATTCCGCCAGTATGTGGATGACAATTTTAAGAGCACAGTGCTGAAAAATTATGAATCCTCGTTGAAACGATACAGAAAGGTGGCGTGGAGATGATCTCAGATGCAATTAAAAAAATGCAGGCAATGGCAAGGAAGGCACAGGAAGAGACATACGATGGGAAATGCACAGTAACGGAATTTCAGCCGATCAAAGATTCGAGAACAAAGATCACATCGGAAAAGGAAGTGGTTGTGTTAGAGGATGAGCCATGCCGCCTGTCATATTCGAATGTCAGTGCAGTAGACCAGACGGAAGCTGCCGCAAAGACGGCACAGGTCACAAAACTGTTTCTGTCCCCGGATACACAGATCAAGTCTGGAAGCAAGATCGCAGTCACGCAGGCAGGCATCACACGTGCATATGAATGCAGTGGTGTACCTGCGGTTTATCCGACGCATCAGGAGATTGTGCTTACACTGTCAGAGAGGTATGCATGATGGCAGGAATGGGAAGTTTTAATATCCGGGGACTTACGGAGCTGCAGAGAGAAATGGAAAAATTACAGGATCCGAATGCGTTTGTGGAGGCATGTGTGAAGGAACTGGCGGCAAGACTATTGCGGTTAGTCATAAAAAGAACACCCGTCGGGGATTATTCCGGGCAGTCTTATACTTGTGAGACAGGTTTTTCACATAAAGGGAAAAAAGTGAAAGGCAAACAAGGCGGAACTCTTCGCCGGGGATGGACAGCGGGGCAACGGGCATCAGCAAAGGGATACGCAGACAGTCTTACGGTAAATCATTTCGGGGGCACCTACGTGATTGAGATCGTAAATCCGGTCGAATATGCCAGTTATGTTGAATACGGCCACAGAACCGCAAATCATAAAGGCTGGGTCAAAGGACATTTTATGATGAAGATATCCGAACAGGAGTTACAGAACATGGCACCGCAGATCCTTGAACGAAAAATCAGAAAATACCTTGGAGATATCATGAAATGATAAATGAAATTATAGATGCGATCAGCATTGCCTTAGACAGCGAGTTTGAGGATGGTTATAAGATCCACAAGGATGAGATAAAGCAGGACTTGAAAGAGCCCTGTTTTTTTATACAGTTGATTGACCAGAGCATAAGCCCGCTTTGCGGGCAGCGGTATCTGCAAAATAATGCATTCTGTATCCAGTACTTTCCTGAATCTAAACTGAATCCATACGCAGAGTGCAACGATGTGGCAGAGCGTATGATGTTTGCTTTAGAGTATGTTACTCCGTTAGATGAGGACAGAGCAATACGTGGAACGAATAAGAACCATAAACTGGTTGACGGTGTATTGAATTTTTTTGTGAATTATAACCGGGTAATATTGAAAAAACCGGTACGTTCTGAGGTGATGGGACAGATTAAAATTCAGTCAGAAATGAAGGGAGAGTAACAAAATGGCAAATGCGAGTGGAAAGGTATTAGAAAAGCCGCAGGGAAAAGCGGCACAGAAATTTACAAAAGAACAGCTTCTTGCCTGTGCAAAGTACAGTGCCAGGAAAGATATAATGGACGCATTGCTTGATGAAAACAAAAAGTACACAAAAGCAGAAGCGGACACGTTATTAGAAAAATATATGAAAGGAAAGGTGAAATAAATGGCTTTAGGTGGAGGAACATTTACCGCACAGAATAAGGTGCTGCCAGGAGCATATATCAATTTTGTATCGGCGGCATCTGCAAACACGAACCTGTCAGACAGAGGCGTTGCGACAATGCCTTTAGAACTTGACTGGGGCGCGGAAGGGAAAGTCTTTGAGGTGACAAACGAGGACTTCCAGAAAAACAGTATGAAGATTTTCGGCTATGCATTCGATGATCCGAAAATGAAAGGACTGAATGATCTGTTCCTTGGGGCGCAGAAGCTTTATGCATACCGTTTAAACGGTGGCGGTGCAAAGGCTGCAAATACCATGGCAACCGCATTGTACAGCGGAACCCGTGGCAATGATATCCGGATTGCTATACAGAAAAATGCGGACGATGCAGATAAATTTGACGTTATTACTTACCTTGGCACAACCAAAGTAGATACGCAGACGGTAAAAACAGCAAAAGAGCTTGTGGCGAATGATTATGTTTCGTTTAAAGAGGAAATCGAGCTGGAAGATACGGCAGCCGCACCACTGACAGGTGGAACAAATGGAACTGTAGACGGAACAGCACATCAGACATATTTGGATCTGATTGAATCTTATTCTTATAACACCATGGGTGTTGCGGTAACGGATGAGACAACGAAAAAGTTATACGTTGCATTTAACAAACGGCTGCGCGATGAACTTGGAATTAAATTTCAGGTGGTACTCTACAATATTTCCGCAGATCACATGGGTGTTATCAATGTGAAAAATAAGACCACAGATGCGGGATGGAGCGAAGCGAGTCTTGTATACTGGGTTACTGGTGCAGAATGCGGATGTGCTGTAAATAAATCCTGTCAGAACAAAGTTTACGACGGTTCCTTTACAGTAGATACATCGTATACACAGAATCAGTTAAGAGAGTCTATCAAAAATGGAGAATTTGTCTTGCACAGGGTAAATTCAGATATCCGCATTCTGGACGACATCAACTCCATGGTAAGCGTGACAGATACGCAGGGAGAACTTTTCAAAGACAATCAGACGGTCCGCGTGATCGACCAGATCGGTAATGATATCGCCGTATTATTCAGTACGAAATATCTCGGCACTATCTCAAATGATGCGGCAGGAAGAACATCTCTCTGGTCTGACATCGTGGCACACCACAGGGAACTTGAAAAAATCAGGGCGATCGAGAACTTCAGCGAAGATGATATTACGATCGCACAGGGAGAATCGAAAAAGTCGGTAGTGATCACAGATCAGGTGACAGTTGTTAATGCGATGAGTAAGCTCTATATGACTGTCACGGTAGCGTAGGAAGGAGTGAAGAAAGATGGGAAATACAGCTATTATGGACGCAGGCGATGCCGTCTATGGAAGCCTTGCGGAGTGTTTTATTACGATTGGTAAAAGACGGTACAATTTTATGAATCTGACAGAGTTCGAAAGCAAATGGGATGTTACGATCAGCGATGTCAAGATTTTAGGTAAAGTCGGCATGGGACACAAGGCTGCCGGTGGAAAGGGCACCTGGAAGGGAACTGCACATTATAATCAGTCAGTGCTCCGCACAATGGCAAACCAGTATCAGAAAACAGGAAACCTGCCTTATTTTGAAATCCAGGTGAGCAATGAGGATCCATCAAGCAATGCAGGCAGGCAGACAATTATTCACAGGGGATGCCTTTGTGATTCATTTATTCTTGCAAAGTTCCAGGCGGGCGAAGAAATTCTGGATGAAGATATTTCAGGAACCTTTGAGAGCTGGGATATGCCGGAGAAATTCAAAGAGTTAGAAGGTTTTAAAACAAATTAATGATGTTCCCTTCCTGCATCAGCGGGAGGGGATTTTTAAATAAAAAGGAGAGAAAGATATGTCAGAGTTCAGCAGATTTATGAAAGCAAACAAAAAGGTAAAAGCAAATCAGAAGTATGCTCCAACAGCGAGTCTTACAGATACAGACGGAAAGCCGCTTCTCTGGGAATTTCGCCAGATCACATCACGCGAGAATGAGGAACTGCGCAATGCATGTACTGTAGAGGTCCCGGTAACTGGAAAACCGAATATGTACCGCCCAAGGCTGAATACAGAAAAATACCTGTCAAAGATGATGGCAGCAGCAACCGTGTATCCTGATCTGTACGATGAAGAATTACAGGATTCCTACGGTGTGAAAACACCGGAAGATTTATTATATGCAATGGTGGATGGCGCTGGTGAATTTCAGATGTTTGAAGTGTGGATGCAGAAGTTCCAGGGATTTACAGACAGTTTTGATGTCAAGGTGGATGAAGCAAAAAACTGATTGAAGGAGGGGATGGTGAAGCAAACTTTGCTTACTATGCCCTTCTGAAATTACATATCCTGCCATCTGTATTTTTGAATATGGATGAGCAGGAAAAAGCATTTGTGATTGCCGCAATAAAAATCAAAATCGAGAATGATAAGAAAAAAGAGCGGGAATTAAAGAGTAAGATTCGCTAGGAAGGAGGTGCGATGTATGGCAGCTATTCAGACAGCGATAGAGCTTAATGATCAGTTTACCAGTGTTTTGTATGGCATTATGGATGCAGTCAATCTTGCAACAGCACAGATGTATGATATGCAGCAGGCAATGTCGATGGATATTGATACGAGCAGTCTGGAGGGAGCGCGAGAGGCAATCGATGAAGCAACAGCATCCTTAATTGCATTAAACGGTGCGGCACAGCAGCCGGCTTCTGCCCCGAATCCGCTTGTAGGAAGTTCTGCTCCGGTCGAGATTCCAGTGCAGTGGGAAACGAACAATCTGGATGTGTTTACAGGAACCGGGATAGATCGGTTCGAGCAGGAAGTACAGAGTACCAATAGTATGTTAGAACAGTTGAACAACACACAGAACGATATTACAAGGCAGGCATACAGTACAACAATCTTCCCACCGGAGTCGTTTCAAGATCTTAATTCCATGGCTGTCAGAATCGATTCGATCCGGGAACGGATACAGCAGATCGAAAGCAATCCGGTCAATATGGGAACAGATACAGCAAACTCCCAGTTGGAACAGTTGAGATCGCAATTAGACCGGGCGATTCAGGAGCAGAATAATCTTAATACCGCCATGCAGAACATGGATGTGTCCGGTGCAAATGCGGCATATCTCCAGTTATCGCAGACAGTGGGTAATACAGAGCGGTATATCCGGGATAATACGGATGAGCAGGGAAGATTCAATCAGGAGATTCAGGAGGGGGTATCCGGCGCAGAGGGGTTGATGGGAACAATTAAACGCGTGGTTGGTGCATATGTGGGTATCCAGAGCGTGGGAAAAATTCTCAACATGTCCGATGAATTGACGCAGACAACCTCAAGACTGGATCTGATGAATAATTCCTTTAATGAGATAAACGGAACTGCAAATGAGACGTCGGAACTTGTTAATATGGTATATGCTGCGGCACAGGATGCGCGTGGATCGCTAGATAGCATGGCATCGGTTGTTGCAAGATTCGGCAATAATGCACGGGATGCATTTGGCAACTCGGAAGAGGTTGTTGCATTTGCAGATTTAGTTCAAAAGCAGATGACGATCGCCGGTGCATCCACACAGGAAGCCGCAAATGCAGAGTTACAGTTATCACAGGCTCTTGGTTCTGGTGTACTCCGCGGTGATGAATTAAACAGTATTTTTGAACAGGCGCCAAACCTGATCCAGAATATTGCGGATTATCTTGATGTTCCAATCGGCAAGATCAGGGATATGGCAGCAGACGGTGAAATAACAGGGGATATTGTCAAGGCAGCGATCTTTTCTGCGGCGGATGATATCAATGCCAAGTTTGATGAAATGCCGATGACCTGGGGACAGATCTGGCAGTCGATGCAAAATACTGCAGTTATGGCTTTCCAGCCGGTTCTTCAAAGATTAAACGGCATGGCGAACAGCAATGCATTCCAGGGATTTGTTGATGAAGCGATCGAAGCGATGGCAACGACAGCAAATATTGTGCTGAATATTTTTGATTTAATGAGCCAGGCAGGGAGCTTTGTTGCAGATAACTGGTCGGTGATCAGTCCGATTGTATATGGAGTAATTGCGGCACTGGCTGTATATGGTGCTTATCTTGCAATTACAAAAGGACTCGAACTGGCAAGTGCGGCAGCAGGGGTGGTCCATGCAGTAGCTATGTCCGCGAAGATAGGAATAACGGCAGCCCTTACAGGATCTACAATGGCAGCGACAGCAGCGCAGATGGGATATAATGGGGCGTTATATGCATGTCCTATTGTATGGATTATTATTTTAATCATTGCACTGATTGCAATATTTTATGCAGCAGTTGCGGTAGTAAACCATTTTGCTAGAACAACGACTTCTGCAACAGGTTTGATTTGTGGAGCGTTTGCGACAGCGTTAGCTTTTATAGGAAATCTGTTTATTGGAGCTGTAAATACGATCATTGGAATAGGGGTTACTTTATGGAATCTGATAGCAAATTTTGTCAATGCATTTGCACTTATTTTTAATAACCCGATCGCCGGTATAGAGGCTTTATTTTTAAGTCTGTTTAACTTTATAGTGGAAGTAATTGAGTCAGCTGCCCGGATGCTTGATGCGGTATTTGGCAGTAGTCTTGCGGATGCAGTAGCGGGATTTCAGAACAAAGTACAGGCAAAAGTGGATGCTGTGATAAGCGAAAATGGCGGATCAGAAATTTTAAAGACGGTAGACATGTCAGATTATCAGTTCAACCGGTTCGATTATGGGGACGCATGGAACTCAGGATATAATTTTGGAGAGAAAATTGATGATAAAATATCAAATTTCAGCCTGTCGGATATCTTCGGTAAAACAGATATTCCGAATCCCGATGATTATATATCTGGTTTCAGTGATGCAATCGCAAATTCCGGTGCAGGTGGCAACCTTGACAGTATTGCGGATGATACCAGTGCAATTAAAGATTCTGTGGATATCACGGACGAGGATCTGAAATACCTTAGAGACATTGCAGAGCAGGAAGCAATCAACCGTTTTACGACTGCGGAGATTAAGCTGGATATGACGAACAATAACAACGTGAGCAGTAATGCAGATCTGGATGGTATCGTGGATGGAATGACAACGAAAGTGTTAGAGGCATTAGAAATCGTCCGGGAAGGAGCGTAGGAAATGGCATATAAATTATATCTGGATGGAGTGCTGTTTCCGGTAGCTCCGTCCAAAGTAACAGTAAAAATTAATAATCAGAACGAAACGGTAACTCTGATTAATGAGGGTGAAGCAAATATTTTGAAAGCCGCAGGGTTGTCAGATGTGGAATTTGATCTTCTGCTTCCAAATACAGAATATCCGTTTGCCCTATATCCAGAGACTTTCCGGAATGCCAGGTTTTATCTGGATAAGCTGGAAGAATTAAAGTTACAGAAGAAAAGTTTTCAGTATATCATGACAAGAGCATTTCCAAACGACAAGAAGTTATTTCATACCAACATGACAGTTTCACTTGAGGATTATTCCATTGTGGATGATGCCGGAGAGGGATTTGATACGACTGTCAAGATTAAACTGAAACAGTACCGTGAATTTATCACAAAGACCTGTACTGTGGATATATCGCTGCCAAAACCACAGGCGGCAATGCAGCAGACCAGAGCAGCAGGCAACGCACCAACCGGGGGAAGCTATACTGTAGTTTCCGGGGACTGTCTCTGGAAGATTGCGAAGCAGTTTTACGGCGATGGTGGAAAGTGGAGTGTGATCTACAATGCCAATCAGTCAGTAATCGGCGGGAATCCGAATCTGATATATCCGGGGCAGGTGCTTACGATCCCGTCGGCATAAGACACAGGAGGAAAAATGTACGAGTTATTAATACAAAACGGCAGCACGGTTTACCTGCCCCCAGTACAGGAAGAGGTAAAAGTGACCACAGAGCGGCAGATTAGTCCCGGTTCCATAGAATTTAGTTTCGTGGATACCGGGATTTCGATTGCAGAAGGAAATCCGGTGCGCTTTAAGGATGGAGAAATGTGTGTGTTTTATGGTTTTATTTTCAAAATCAAGCGCGACAGGAGCAATATTGTAAAAGTAACTGCCTATGACCAGATCCGGTATCTGAAAAACAAAGACACAATGGTATATGAGAACAAAACGGCCGCTGAGGTTGTGATGCAGATTGCCAATAATTTTGGTTTTAATCTCGGCACGATCGTGGATACCATATGGAAGATTGCATCGAGAGTGGAAGATAACGAGTCTCTTATGGATATGATCGGAAATGCACTGGATCTGACATTACAGAATACGGGTGATCTGTACATTCTCCATGATAACGGTGGAAAGCTGAACTTGTCTTTTATCGGTGATATGTATGTGCCTATCGTCATAGATGCAGAGACCGGACAGAATTATGATTATGAATCTTCGATTGATTCAGATACCTACAACCGGATCAAGCTGGTCTTTGATAATGAAAAGACAGGAAAAAGGGACGTATATATTGCACAGGATTCCTCCCACATGAATGACTGGGGAATCTTACAGTATTTTGACACGCTACAGGATGGAGAAAATGGGCAGGCGAAAGCGGATGCACTCTTGAAACTTTACAATAAAGCTACAAAGACACTGACGATCAAGGATGCCTGCGGTGATTCGAGGGTGCGCGGTGGTTCACTGGTTGTTGTGCAGCTTGATTTAGGGGATGTACAGATAAAAAATCTGATGCTCGTAGAAAAATGCGTGCACAAATATGGTGAAAGTAAACACACAATGGATTTGACTCTATCGGGAGGTGGTTTCAGTGCATGATGCAAATGATTTTGTGAGGGCGATACAGCAGGTGTCAAACGGAGTCAATGAGGCTGGCTGTCCGGCAGATGTGATGTCCGGCACCGTGATAGCGGCAGCTCCATTAAAAATTAAAGTGGAGCAGAGGTTTGATATAGCCAGCGCACAGCTTATTGTATCGGAACATTTAACAGATCATATCGTGGACATTGAAGTAGACGGTGTGAAAAAGGAAATGAAGATTTACAGTGGATTAAAAACAGGTCAGCAGGTTGTGCTGATTCGGCAGCAGGGCGGCCAGAAGTTTTTAGTTGCGGACAGGGTGGTGTGACATGATTCCGGCAGTTAACAGTTTAAAAGAAATCGAGGTAGCAGAACAGCCTTCTTTATGTCATCACATGATCCGGGAAACGTGCAATGTTGTAGGCGAATGTGATGGTTTGGAAGCGGTAAAGCAGGCAATTTACAATATCCTGAACACAGAGCGGTACCGTTACATTATTTTTTCATGGAACTATGGTGTGGAATTGCAGGATCTCATCGGTAAGCCGATGGATTATGTCATGGTGGAAGTGGAACGGCGGATTACAGAAGCTCTGACACAGGATGACCGGATAGACTCGGTAGATAATTTTGAGTTTGAAGTGCACAGAAAAACGCTGATCGCTAAATTTACCGTGCACACGAAATTTGGAAATGCGAAGATTGAGAAGGAGGTGGACGTGTAATGTATGAAGATCAGACATTCGATGTGATCTTGCAGCGCATGCTGTCCCGTGTGCCTGAGACAATGGATAAAAGGGAGAGTTCGCCAATCTATGCTGCACTGGCACCGGCAGCAGTGGAACTGACGTCTATGTATATTGCATTTGACTGCATGCTGGCAGAGACATTTGGAGACACGGCATCAAGGGAATATCTGATCCGGTTATGTGCAGATCGCGGTATTACGCCAAAGAAAGCAACTCAGGCAGTGCTTGAGTTAGAAACCGATGTGGAGGTTTCGGAAGGGAAAAGATTTACCGGCGGGGAAAATACCTATATCGTTACGGCTCCCGGACAGGTCACCTGTGAGCAGATCGGCACGGTCGGAAATGAATATACAGGAGATGTTCTTCCAATCGAATATATTTCCGGCCTCACGACCGCGAAGATCACGCGGGTTTTGATCTATGGAGAGGCGGAAGAAAGTACAGAATCTCTGCGGCAGAGGTATTTTGAATCGTTTGAGGAAAGGGCATTTTCAGGCAATGTAAAAGATTATCGAAACAAAACGCTTGCGTTGGCGGGAGTCGGAGCAGTTAAAGTGATACGGACGTGGAATGGTCCCGGAACAGTGAAGCTTGTTATTTTAGACAGTGCACATGGAAAAGCTACGGATACATTGATATCTGCAGTACAAAATGAGTTTGATCCGAACAGTGATGGCATGGGAGACGGGCTTGCGCCGATCGGGCATGTGGTTACGGTCGAGACGGCGAAAGAGTCGGTGGTAAATATTGCAACAAACATTACCTTTGACAGTGGTTACGGCCTGAATGAATGTAAAACGTTGATTGAGGATGCGGTAAAAAAATATATTTTATCGTTGCGGCAGGACTGGGAGAACCAGAATCATCTGATTGTGAGAATTGCGTCGTTGGATGCCGCGATCATGGGCGTCAAAGGTGTACTTGATGTGACAGGAACGACCATTAATGAGGGTACAAAAAATCTTGAATTAACAGAATATGAGATCCCGGTCATGGGGGTGGTTACTTATGGATGACAGATATATTAATCTTAAGGAGCTGCTCCCTTTGTATTTACAGGAATACAGTGAGCTGGCTGAAATTATGGACACGGAAACACCGGAGTTTCGATTATTGGAATCCGTGCATAACAGGATGATCGATAACCGGTACATTATATCCTGTGACGAAGAGGGAATTGTCCGGTTTGAAAAGATTCTTGGTGTGACGCCGAAAAGTGATGATACGCTCGAAGATAGAATCTTCCGGTGTCTGACAAAATGGAATGTGTGCTTGCCATATAACTATGCTTTTCTTGAAAGAAAATTAAAGGAATTGTGCGGTACAGAGTACGCAATAGACTTCAACATTCCCGGTCAGACAATGATTGTTAAAATCGGTATAGCACAGAAAAATCAATATGATTCTGTGGTGGATATTTTAGACGAAATCGTGCCATGCAATATTTTGCTTAACACAGAACTGCTTTACAACCAGTACAGGACCTTAAAACCGTATCCGCATATTATACTAGGGCAGTTTACACACTGGGAATTGAGAAATATCAGCATTCCGAAGAATTTGAGCTCAAAGGTAGAAAATATCGCACATTATACGATGGAAGAATTATCACGGTTCACAGTAGAGCAGGTTGCAGAAATCGGACTGAGAAAGAGAGGATAACATGAAACTTACAGATATTTTTAAATTTAAGCTGTTTGAAAGAACAGATCCGGTGGATATGGAAACCGTGAATGAGAATTTTGAGAGTGTAGAAAAACTTTTTAAGGGATTGGATCAGGTAGACAACACATCGGATTGTGATAAAAATGTAGCATCAGCTAAAAAAGCGGAATGTGATGGAAATGGAAAGAACATTTCCGAAACATATTTAAAGAAAACGGCAGTCGCCAACAATAACACTACCACGGAAGCAGGGTACGCCCTTGATGCAAGACAGGCAAATCCAAATGTGGATGGCAGTTTGGCGAAACAGATAAGTATGTTAAACAGCGGTTTAAAGAATAAGCATTACATTAGAATTGAAAAAAGTGATTGGTCCGGAACCTTAGGGGACTTCATACCGCTACAGGATTCCACTGAAAAAGTAATTAATCTGATCGCACATAATGAACTTGACGACACCTATCCTGCTGTACGTGTTGGTCGGGCTGATGCAGATCACGATGGTAATGATATTCCGACCACATATTTAAAGAAAGCCGACGCCAAAACCATGTTCAATACCGGATACCGTCAGGTAAGCAGTAACGAATTTGATAAATACTTCTCCGATACATGGAGTTATGCAGGCGCGGACGGATTATCTATTGATTCCGGAACGTGGCTGGTAAATTATTACTGTTGGGTTTCTGAAAGTTCTGCCGTGGATGTTATATCATTAAAAAGTACCGTCGATCAGGCGATTGGAATCACCGCCCCAAATAACGGAAACGGTGGCACGTGGCTGACCATGCATGAAATAATATCCGGCAAGGCAGTTAACAACTTAAAGTTTTTGATAAAAGTGCCAAAAGCGGTGACGTTCGGGCAGATCAGTACAAAGATAACTGCTATAAAACTGTGTTAAATATTAAATATATAAAACGCAGACCTTAATCCTTATTGTCTGATAAGCTTGTGAAAAAACGTAAAATGAATATGGGACGTTATAATAAGTTGCTGAACCGACTATAACACCTATGTTATCTGAACCATTGCCAGCCATGGAGGCATCGTTGTGTGGACCGCCGCAGATAAAACCGCCAAGAATTGTGTGCCCCTGTGCTATTAAATTATCAATTTCAGTGGTTTTTTCGCCGACATATCCCCAATAGGTATATTTTGGGAAAAATGCTTTGCTTTCATTGGTAGTAACGCCTTCGAACTCTATAACAATGGATTTCACCTTGTTTTTTTTAATAATATTATCAACCTCTGTCTGTGTATAATATTTCTTTAAACCGCTGTTTTACGAAAAATA